GTGATTATATTTTTGAACAGATTGCAGAATGTATTGAAGATGAGATTAACCGAATTACATTAACATCTGCCAACTAACATTCATCAACATCATGCCAACTGATTTCCCTATCTACAAAAAACAACTCCCACAAGTATGGTTGGAGGATGATAAGTTTATCATCGAATCAGACTCGTTTCGATATGTGATTAAGGATGATTTAAAACTGCTGTTTAAACTATGCAGACGATTCAAGTCTGATGCTATTGCACAAACCTACGTCACTAACTAACATCATGCTCAAGACTAATCTTCTCAACGTAATCAAGACTACATCACAAAGTCATACATTGAATAGAAATGAGAAATTCTTCATCTTTTGTGATGTATGCGACAAAATGTTAGCAGAGGGCCGTATTACTGCGATTCAACATGAACGATGGACCAACGTATTTTAAAGAATAAAGTTACTCACCTCTAAAGTGTCCCTGTAGTATGAGAACACCTTCAAACAACCCTTACACTGACACCCTGCTCGAAATGGGTTATGACAAACAAGACATCGAAGTTGCTGGTGCTATGTTTCAAAAGCATACATTTCCATGTGTTATCCATGGCCGTTCATTCGAGACTGAAGAGCAATACTTTGCCGAGTTACACGAGTATTTCAATGGCATGTAAATTAGATAAGAATAAAGTTACTCACCTCTAAACTGTATCCATAGTATAGAGACCAAACAAAACAAACTCAAAATGAACAAAACAATTTCTAATCTTGACACCATCTCCGAATTCTTTACTGATGCCGAATGGGAAGCAATCAGCAGTGCAATGAGTGATTTTTCTGATTATGGCGATACTGAATCTGAGATTGCCAATAACATTCAAAGCAAAATCTTTCACCTGTTTGCTGCAACAAAATAAGATATGAACAATAAAGAACAACTCAATTCTCTCACAATTCGTAAGACTATGAACACAATCGAAATCAACAAGTCTATCATGGAGTTGAACTACCGAAAGCAAAAACTTCAGAACGAAGTTGATGATATTCAATCACAGATTTACTTTCTTGCTAATCTTCGAGAGTCACAAAGAATGACACTGGTTGATGGTAATCACAGAGAATCACTCTTTGATCAAATGTTTGGTGGTACTAAATGAGAATCTTCTTTCTTGCATTGTTTACTATCCTGGGTGCCAATCTTATGATCGATATGTTAGATAGTAATATGATTCAACTATTAGAAGAGAGAAAAGATTCAATTGAAAATGTAATGCAATAAAACGAATTAGATAAAAATAAAGTTACTCACCTCTAAACTGTATCCATAGTATAGACACCACTCCAACCAACCAATCATGAGAAAAATCGAATCCCAAATGTGCCAAGCAATCCAGTCAAATCAGAACTGGTCTAATGCTAATACAACAGTTCACTTTAATGAAGAAACAGGAACATCAATCGTTCGTCTTCATGGTAACAAAATTGCTGAAGTGACTGATGATACGATGATTATCTTTGATGGTGGTTATCAGTCTAATACAACTAAATCACGTCTCAATGCACTTTGCACTGAGTTTTGTGAGAGAGGAGAAGGAGTCTTTCAAAAGAACTTTCAATGGTATGTAAGACTCTTTGTTGGTGCAATCAATGGAAAGAATGTATACAAGAACGAAACATTCACTAATGGTTATATCTTCTCATGATGGTTAAGACTAAGAAAGAGTGGGCATCAATCTATGCTCGTTTCTATTCAATCGTTTTGATCTTGATTATACTCTAGATCTTATCATGAAAAAAGTAATTCCAACTAAGACACAACAATTTGAAATTCTTCAAACCAAAAAATGTACTGCATCATCAGGTTATAACATAAGAGACGCAAAACGATTCTTTACTAAGACTAACTCTAGATCTAATCTCTCTATTATTTCTAGTTTGTAAGTCCTTAAGTATTACTCTAGGCAGCACAGTATTCAGCATAAGACCTAGTATTACAACAGTCCTGGTGATGACTTAAAACCCACCAATCACACCCACTAACTCACACTTTTAAATGTCTAATTCTGATCTCTTCCTTGCTCTTGAGTCCGCACAGAATGGTAACGATATTCTTCTCATCCTTGAAGCAATTGAGGCCCTCTATTGATCACTTAGTCCATATAACTGAATAACACATAGAGAGGGTCATTCCTCTCTTTTTTGTATCATTTAATACACTTATTCATTAAAAAACGTTTTTAAATGGTATTATAAATATACTTTGCTATTTTATACTGTTTTGCACAACTCTGTGGAAAAGGTATTGTTTATCTGTGGAGAAAGGTATATTTCTGTGGAAAAGTACGTGTTTTGAATGACATATAGAGATCAATTAAATGTCATATAGACCCTGTACTTATGATTAATTAAATGTCTCTAGTTGTTGTTATCTAAGCGAGCACTCTAACACGAACGCGCAGAAATGTCAACCGACCGGTCATAAGTATTTCCGGGACTTGACACTTGTAAAATATAAGACTTTTTTATAAATAACCCTTAGAAGATTGACAATATTCCTCAGGCATTCTATACTAGTAAAGTCATCACCACAGGACACCAATCATGTCAGTCGCTATCAGTCAGGCACAAAAACAACGTTATCGCATTACGTTGGATCTAGAGGTTATGAATGATTTTGATCCGCACCAGATTAACTGGGAGGAGTTATTCACATTGGAAGGATCTGAGAAGGTGATTGATAGCTACGTAGAGGATCTAAGTAATCCTGATCGTTGGTAGTCTGTGTAAAAATAATATTACTCACCTCTAAAGCGTACTAGTAGTGAGAGAACGCTTCCCCCCATGACTATTTCTGACATTGCAGCATCAACTCCGTTAGATCTGCTCATCGCAGAAATTCGTGGAGATGTTAAGGTGACACGTTTAGATCCTCAAAGAGGTCCTAAAAAGTCATTATTTGGTGTTCGTCTTCAGGGCAATAAGAGACGTACTAAGTTACAAGCAACAGACACACAATATCGCTGCTGTCTGTCAGGTCGTCGCAGCGACCAGTATTAAACTTAACGTTCACTATCTAACAACTAACACACAGTCCTAAGTATGACTTAAAGCTGCTATGTGATACTTAGTAGTGCGTGGGTTGACATCAGTTAACCTTCGTGCTATTATACATTTAACAGCAGTGTTTTATGGGGGGCGTTGTGTATATAAAAATCGCATACTACCCTAACCTACAGAGGTGACAAATCGATCTATAGATATCGAAACCAAAAAAATTTTCCGATAATATAATGAGTTCTGTGAACCCCTCGAAGATAAAAAAACGCACCCCATATTGGAATTTCTGGAAGGTTATTTTCGCAGGCTGGATTATCAGGTATCCAAAGACAATGGGTAAAATTGTATTAGTTCCCCTAGGGATTTTGATAGTACTGATATATAATGCGAGTACACAATAGAAAAGACAAAAAAAATTACCGGAGATAAAATTGTGCCTACAAAGGTTTATCACGTATATGCAAAGAATGAATGTTTATATCACAATTTAAGTCAAAGACAATTTAATAAAGTATGGAATACCCTCAGAGGAATGGTTGGTCTTATGAAGACTGACTATACTTTTGAGGATTTAACGTATGAGGAAATAGAAATAACCCAACATATGTCAGAAGAGCATTCTTATTGACGCACTTGTGTATTGACATACTATACATACACTGATAGAATTGAACTGAAACCTAATTAATCAAATGGCAAAAGGATTTACTGTTAAAGCTGCACCACCAAAGAAGGGACAAGAACCTGAATGGGACATTACAGCAATCAAAGAAAGAATGAGAGGAAAGAGGATTGTATTTTGTCTTCCTGGTAGGGGATGTTCATTTACATTTTTAAAGAACTTTGTACAACTGTGCTTTGATATGGTACAGAATGGGATGAGTATTCAGATTAGTCAAGACTACTCATCAATGGTCAACTTTGCACGATGTAAGGTATTAGGTGCGAATGTATTAAGGGGACCAAAGCAAATTCCATGGGATGGTAAATTAGAGTATGATTATCAACTGTGGATTGACAGTGATATTGTCTTTGACACACAGAAGTTTTGGCAATTATGTGATCTTGCATTAGATGCCGAAGGCAATGAGAAGGAAGTAGTTGGTGGATGGTATGCCACTGAGGATGGAAGAACCACCTCTGTTGCACACTGGTTAGAGGAGGATGACTTCAGAAAGAATGGTGGAGTAATGAATCACGAAACTGTGGAATCAATTCAGAAGCGTCGTAAGCCATTCACTGTAGATTACACAGGTTTTGGGTGGGTAATGATTAAGAATGGAGTTTTTGAGAATCTAGAGTATCCATGGTTTGCACCAAAGATGCAAGTATTTGAATCTGGTGCTGTACAAGATATGTGTGGAGAGGATGTATCATTCTGTTTAGATGCTATTGAAGCAGGGTATGATATTTGGTGTGATCCAAGGATTCGAGTAGGTCATGAAAAGACTCGTGTCATCTAATGAAATATTATAGTATTGTTTATCAGAATAATATTATGCATAAAGATCTCACTATAGAAGAATGTAGTGAGAAGATGCAAGATCTTTCGGAGCGTTTTTACTCGGGAGGATCTATAGATCCAAGTTTAATTGAAATCAAAGTAAAGGAGAATTAGATTATGGCAATGATGAATGGTGGTAATTATGTACCCGGAAAGCCGAAGAAAACTCGTCAGGGAAGATCAGTCAACACATTAATTTCAGCAACATCACGTAATGCAAAAAAGAAGAGATATCGTGGTCAAGGTAAATAGGTAAAGATATATTAATTCATAATGGCAACTCTTATTTGCAACTTACCTGCTGTTGAAGTATGGGTAAGGAAAGAATATTTAACTGATCATCAAAGTGGTCATGGTGAATTTGTAAAGGGCGTCTGGGTATCGTGTAAATCGATTCCTGGGCGTGCTTTTTATTTTGAGACGTACTTACCAGAGTATGCTGCAATGTACGATAAACTGCCTATCAGTGCCTTTGTAAGCAGTCCTAAGACACCTTCACCTGATATGGACCTACCCAACCTACAATTCTGGAATTGTATGGATTATGGAGTAGTATCAATTCATAAGCAATTCATTGGTTCAATGGATTATGAATGTTATACTCGCGATCATGATATTCAAAAGGGTAGTTATATTTGTACCATAGACAATTATCATCAAGATTGTGATATGATTGACTATGCAACAAGTGAGAATCCGGCTGAACACAAATCACACAACCTAATCGAACTAGATAATGGGCAGTATGCACTTTATCCAAACAATCGTTTACGTATTTTTGACAATAGTTTAACACCTGTTGAGCCATTAATGCCAGATTTCAAAGTTTCGACTGAATTTTATCAAGTTGAAAATGGATTTAAACGACTTGGTATGGGTAGAGAGGATGAATACTTCTGGAAAACTGCTCAGGAACGTGAAGTCAGTGATGACTAACACACAAATTAAAACACAACCTTCAAAAATCAATCAATAAGGAATAAAAATGACAAATCCAGATAGAAACTCCGAATACATGCACAAAGCATGGGGTACAACAAGTTTAATCACTGATTATTGGTCTACTCCAAAGAACACAAACGAAGGTAGAATGCTTCGTGAGATCAATAATGATGATATGACTCCAAAGAGAAGTGACCATAATATAGAGACTGATTTATTTTTGAGAGAGAATATAGAAAACTAGTCTAAATAAGGTAGAATTGTATTAATAAATGCCTTTAGAGAGGGTAAGCCAGGGTTTCAAAGATATCAGTATGTCATTTCAGAGTAATCCTCTGAATAATGACATTATTGGTATTAAAAATGAGAATGCAATTGCGCGTTCTATAAGAAATATCATCTTCACTCTCCCTGGAGAAAAGTTTTTCGATCAAAATTTTGGTTCAAATGTGACTAGATCACTTTTTGAGAACATCGATGATATTAGTGCCTCTTTAATTCAGGAAGAAATTGAAACATCAATTCAAAATTATGAACCAAGAGTGGAATTGATAAGTGTTAAAGCATACCCAGATGTAGATAATGGATCTTTTGATGTGACAATCATTTATAGAGTAGTGGGTGCTGACATTCTTCCTCAACAATTAGAATTTGTATTGCAACCAACAAGGTAAATGCCATTAGTTAACTTCGCAAATCTGGATTTTGACCAGATTAAAACAACTCTTAAAGATTATTTAAGATCTAATTCAAATTTTACCGATTATGACTTTGAGGGATCGAATCTCTCGTCTATAATTGATGTATTGGCATACAATACATACATCACTTCATATAATGCGAACATGGTCGCAAATGAAGTGTTCATTGATAGTGCTACTTTGAGAGAAAATGTAGTAGCACTTGCGAGAAATATTGGATATGTACCTAGATCAAGGACTGCATCAAGTTCAGTAGTAAGTTTCTTTGTAGATGTAGAGAGCATTACTCCTGCACCTTCAACATTAACATTAAAAAAAGGACCAGTATGCTCTTCACAGAGCTCTTTTGGATCCGATTCTTTCGTTTTTTCAATTATAGAAGATATTACAGTTCCAGTTATTGATGGGATTGCTTCATTCAATGAAATTACCGTTTATGAAGGTAGTCTTATTAATTCAAACTTTACATATTCTTCTTCAAATCCAAATCAGAAGTTTATTTTAGATAATACTGGAATTGATACAAAAACAATTAGAGTTTCTGTAAAAAATAATGAATTTGCTACTTCATCTGTAAAATATTCGTATCAGGATAATATCCTAGACATTGATTCTACATCAAATGTATTTTATTTGCAAGAAATTGGTGATGAGAGATATGAAATATTTTTTGGAGATGGAGTTTTTGGTAAAAAATTAGAAGAAAGTAATTATATTTCTGCATCATATATTGTTAGTACTGGTGATAGTGCAAATGGAATAAGTCAATTTGCATATAATGGAATTTTATCATATACAAGAAATGGAATAACATATTCAGTTACTTCAGGAGTTTCTTTACTTACTGCTGAAACAATTTCTTCTGGTGGAGAAGAAATTGAAGCTGTAGAATCCATTAGAAAATTTGCTCCTAGAATATATGCATCACAAAATAGAGCATTAACATCAAATGATTATGAAACTTTAATTCCTAGCAAAATTTATTCTGAAACTGAGTCTATTTCAGTTTTTGGTGGAGAAGAATTAGTTCCACCACAGTATGGAAAAGTTTTTATTAGTATCAAACCAAGATTTGGAGACTTTTTACCAAATCTTATCAAAGAAAATATAAAATTAAAACTTAAGAAGTATGCAGTTGCAGGTATTGTACCTGAAATTCTTGACTTGAAGTATTTGTACGTAGAAGTAAAGTCAAATATTTACTATAATACAAACTTAGCACCGAATGCAGATTATGTTTCGAGTTTGATTCAAAATAATACGACAAAATATTCTGAATCGTCAGAGTTAAATAAGTATGGTGCTAGATTTAAGTATAGTAAATTCTTAAAAACAATTGATGATAGTGATGCATCAATTACATCAAATATAACAACAGTTGAAATCAGAAGAGATCTGAGAGTAGTATTAAATTCTTTCGCAGAATATCAAATTGGATTTGGTAATGAATTTTACATTAAAAATACCAATGGATATAATATTAAGTCAAGCGCATTTAGAGTTTCTGATATTAATAATGATGTTTATCTTTCTGATGTTCCAAATACAAATAAAGAAAGAGGATCTATATTCTTATTTACTGTACCAAGTGTCAATTCTCCAACTCCAACAATAGTAAAAAGAAATGTTGGTACGATTGATTATAAAAAAGGAGTGATAACACTAAATCCAATTAATATTATATCAGGAAAACTTAAGAATGGTCAAACAGTCTTAGAAATTTCTGCATGTCCAAAATCAAATGATGTCATCGGAGTACAGGATCTTTATTTGCAACTAGATATTAGTAGTAGTACGTTTGATATGGTTATTGATGAGATATCTTCTGGATTAGATCCATCCGCATCAAATTATAGCGTAACTTCTAGCTACAGCAACGGGAATTTAGTAAGACCATAAAAAATGTCAGACAAAAGAATCCAATTCGCCACCATAGTTAATAATCAACTTCCTTCATATGTGAGGGAGGAGTTTCCATTAGTTGCTGAATTTTTATCTCAATATTATCTAGCTCAAGAATTTAAAGGGGCACCAATTGATCTGATTCAAAATATTGATAGTTATATAAAACTTGATGAGTCAACCTATGAGACTGACTCTTTATATTTGTATACAGACATTAAATTTGACGATACAACTATTGAAGTTGATTTATCCAAGAACCCTGTAGGAACTGCTGAATTTCCAGATTCCTATGGATTACTTCAAATTGGTAATGAAATTATCACTTACACTGGAAAAACCATAAATTCGTTTACTGGTTGTGTAAGAGGTTTTTCTGGAATTACATCTTTAGGTGCTGAGTTAGAATTTTCTTCTACTGAAGCAGATGATCATGATTCTGGATCGACAGTAACCAATTTAAGCGATTTATTTCTTAAAAAGTTTTTATTAAAAACAAAAGTACAATTATCTCCAGGATTTGAAAATAGAGATCTGACATCAGATTTAAATGAAAATATTTTCTTAAAGCAAGTTAAAGATTTTTACAACAGTAAAGGAACAGATAAATCTTTCCAAATTCTTTTCAATGCACTTTATAATGAAAAAGTAGAGATTATAAGGCCCAGAGAGCACTTATTAAGGGTTTCTGATTCCAACTATAAAATTACTAATGATTTTGTTGTAGAAAGTGTTTCTGGAAATCCATATGATTTAACAAATCTAACTCTTTTCCAAAAAGAATATAATAATATTAGTTCTGGATATGGTCCAGTAGCATCTGTTGAAAAAATTTCAACTGATGATAATTCGGATTATTATAAATTAAAAATTGATGGTGGATATAATAGAGACATTACTTATAGTGGTGCAATTTATGGCAATTTTTCAGTACACGCCAAAACAAAAGTAATTGGGAATGTTTCCACTGGTACAACTACAATAGACGTTGACTCTACAATTGGATTTCCATATGAAGGAGAGTTATATGTTGACTATGGGGATTCTCTTACCGGAATTGTATCTTATACATCAAAAACAAATAATCAATTTATAAATTGTACTAATGTAACTTCAAGTATTGCAGATTCTTCGTATATTGGAATAAACACATATGCATCTGCTGTTACTGGATTTGGAACGGAAGTTTCTGTAAGAATTTCTTCTGTTATAAACTCTTTAAAATTAGATCCAAAATCCTATTTTTATACTAATGGGGATGGTGTAGATATTGATTGTCTTGGAAAAGAAAGTAACGATATAAAATTTAAAAATTGGATTCTCAATATTGCAACTTCATATGATGTTGAGAGTGTGTCAGTTGTCAATAGTACAAATAGAATTTATGAATTATCTCTTGATAAGAGTCATATTTTTTACATAAATGATTCTATAAATGTAATTGATGAATCAAATATTACAGTTGAAGGTACTGTTACTGATGTGAGAAGCGACAAAAAAATTGTAGTTAATCTAACTTCTGCAATTAGTGTTTCTGATTTAAAAAAATACACTGCGAAAAGAATTTTATCAAAGACTAATGCAAATAATTTCTCAAGTGTAGATATTTTTAATTCAAATGTACAGAACACATATATTCAAGATGATAAAGCTTTAGTTGCTTCACCATCACTACCATTTTTTGATAAATCTGATTTACAAGTTGGTGATGGTTCAATTACTTTTTCAGGAACTTTTGTTGGTGACACATTTACAATTACATCTCTGAATGATCATGGATTCTATACTGGAGATGAAATTTATTATGCTCCAGAAAAAGTAACAGTATCAGACACTAACATATTTACTGGAATTACTACAAGTTATGTTTCTGACGGAACATCGTTATTTAATGAAGGACTGTACTTTGTTAAAAGGATTGATGCAAATCAAGTAAAATTGTCAAGAAGTAGATCAGATATTGACAATTCAATATTTGTAACTCTCGACACCCAAATTATAGTACAAAATAATACAATTTGTCCTTATAATTTTTATGGGAAGACTTTAACATCTCAAAATTTATTACGAGAAATTAAAAATCCAGAAATTAGTGGAGAAGTATATGAAACTGTTCCTGGAAAAACTGGAATCCTAATTAATGGCGTAGAAATTTTAAATTATAAGTCTTCAAATGTTTTATATTACGGACAAATAAATGAAATCAATGTAGTTTCTCCTGGTTCAAATTATGATATTATCTCTCCCCCAAATGTAAATATTTCAGATCGATCTGGAATTGGTGTTACTGCACATTGTGCTGTTATCGGCAGTCTGCAAAAAATTAATATAATCGACAGTGGGTTTGATTATCAAGAGGATCCAGAAATAACAATTACTGGAGGAAATGGAGTAGGTGCAGAAGCAAAGGCACATACAAAGTTAGAATCTCATATTATAGAATTTAATTCAGAAATAGCTTCCAATTTAGTTTCCATTGGAGCATCTCAGTCAAGTATAGGTTTTTCAACTTATCATAAGTTTAAAAACGGTGAGCAAGTAACATACCAAACGAGTGCTCAGACATCAGTAGGAGGTCTCTCAGCAGGCGCAAAGTATCATGTTGCAGTAGAAGACCCAAATACTGTTAAATTGCATAATACCTTGGGTGATGCACTTTCTGGAATCAACACAGTTACTCTAACTTCCTATGGTATAGGAAATCATGCGCTAGAATCGGTTAATAAAAAGAGAGTACTTGATTCTATAAGTATAGTTTCTCCTGGAGTGGGATATGAAAACAAAAAAAGAACTTGTTTCTCTGTTGGAATTATTACATCTAAAAATTATATCAACATTGAAGATCATAATTATCAATCCGGAGAGTTGATAAAATATTTTAATAATGAGACTCCTATTTCTGGTATAACAACAAATACTGAATATTATGTTACTGCAGTGGATAATGATAATTTTATATTATCTGAAGTAGGATCATCTGAAGATAGAGAATTCTTTTATAGAACAAAGCAATATGTGAATATTGAATCTGATGGTGAAGGACTCCATTCTTTCAATTATCCTGAAATTTCTGTTCAAGTTTTGGGAAATATAGGAATTTCTTCGATAGGAAAGGAAGAATTTAGAGCCAAAATACAACCAATTTTTAGAGGATCAATTCAATCATTACATTTAAGTGCAAAAGGATCAAATTATGGATCTGAGCAGACTTTAAATTACCAAAGACAACCAGATATTTCTATCGAACAAGGAACTGGTGCTCTACTAAATCCAATTGTATCTAATGGACAAGTAGTAGAAGTATTAGTTAATAATGT